CCTCAAGTGCTACTGAATCAAGGCTTGATTGAAAGGTGAGATTCAACTGCTTTGAAATATCTCCCGCTTGAACGTCCACGTAAATCTCAGAGCGAGCCTTGATCTTGGTCGCAGCGGCAAACGAAACATAATCCTTCAATACTGATTCCATTTTGGTCGATGCCTTTGAGAGCGACTCAAGGGTCATGTCTATTTCAGCCTCAGACTTCGCAGCGTTTGCTTTTTTCAAGGCTTTAGTCATCTCGTCGATAACGTCTTGGACTCGTGCGTACTTTGTCGCAGCCAGGTTGAACTCAGCAAGTTTTCGATTCGTCTTGAATTCTTTTTCGGTGATCTCGTCAGCCTTCAGATACGACAAAAGATTCAGCACATAGGCAGTCTTGTAGTACCCGTTCAGGTTAGGTGCTGTGACTTGGTTGGGCGCTTTCATCCTCCCAGACTCAGGGAGTGCAGACGCCTTGTCAGATATCCGGTAAGCTAGGTCATTGATGTACTTCGATAGGTACGCTTTTCCAGCTTGTCTTAGTAGATCGGCCTGATCCCGAATAACGTCAGGCGTTTTATTTACTTTTTTTTTTGCCTTTGGTTTTTCTGCCAACGCTTTTTTAGGTGCCGGCGGAACTGAATCAATCGGAGGCTCTGGGTTGACTGGTTCAATAGTTGCGGCTTGTTCGTTTACGACTGCCTCTTGAAAGTACTCGTCACTGACTGGCAGTTTCAACTTGTCTGCAACGTATTTCAAGATTTCAGTGTCGTTTTTGATCAGTCCTGCATCCTTCAGAGTCTTGATCATAGTCGCCCATGCTTGGTCAGCCTTTTCTTCCAGGCCGTCGCATCGAAGTTCGACAAGCAAAGGAACGTCGCCCATGTTCATTTTGATCAGAGGCTTCATGATCCGCTTGGTGAGTACTTCAATAATATGGTCGGCGAGATAGGTCACAGTCTGCTTGAAGAAATCGGAAAGCGTGCCAGACAAAGCCAAAGACCCTGCACCGTTCTGACCAAGCATCAAGAACGACGCTAGGATCGAATTCACCATTTCTTGGTTTTCAGCGTTGATACACGCGCGAACCTTTTCAGAATCGAACGTCACAGAATTGAAAGTCAGCTTCCAGCCACTAGGCAAAATCGTATAATTCGCCTGACCGCTTGTGTAGCATTTGAGCATTTTCTCTGCGGCTTTGAATTCTGCGCTGTTCTCTTTTCCAGGTGGGACTTCAAGGCTAGGAGTAGGCACGGCATATTTTTCAATCCCGATTGCCATCACCTTAAGAAACTTGTCTTTTCTTAGCCATGGGCCATACATGGAGCGAAGGATTGAAATGCCCTCGTAGTTATCGCCCTCTTGCTCTGGTGCAAAATGCAACAAATATGTTGCATCCATATCAAGCATAACGCCGGTGTCACCTTGTGCAATCTGTGTGACTGTCAAAAGTTTCCCAGACTTGTCCACGTTCCAACGGTCAATTGTGCGCTGAGAACGAAACGAGATCGACTTCAAAGTGTTGTAGGTTCCTAGTTCTTTGTCGGTTTTCACCTGGTGGGTAATGTCGAAGATCGAATACCCGCATCGAACCATGGAAAGAATTTCATTCAAAAGCATTGTGAACGATTTGTCGGTGTCTTCGAAGAATGCTTTTTCGAGTAACCTCTTTTGCATCTCTGCTTCAGGACTTTCCTCGGTAGTTGAAAACATCCAGTTAGATGACTTGAGCGGAAGCACCAAAGCGCTGACAGTCATTTTCACGTTGCCGTCAGAGCGGAACATTTGGTCAATCTTATCCTGCCATAGACGTCCCTGAAGTTCCTGAAGGTAATCCTCTGAAATGTATCCGCCATAGATTTCAGTCCCGGCTGTACCGATCTCAATTGTTTTGACAGGTCGTGGGCCATCCTCCGAAATCTCTTTTTTAGGATCAGTCTCGGTTGACGTGGTCATGTTCTGCGGCTTTAGAAAGAAGTCGAATAGTCCCATGCGAAAAAGATTACCACCTGTTTTCTTTAGAATCAAAGTTTGCAGATATGAGCTCGGACATTTCTTCGGTCATCTTTCCGATCACGCCTTCACGCCAGTAATTCAGAGCCTGAGATTCAGCGTCCACTCTATCGTCATGCTTTGCGTTAGGAAATGAAATCATTTCAGCGATGTGATCGTCAATCCAAGGTGCGTCCGACGACTGAGGATAGAGCACGTTACCTGCCTCATAGATCGGTTGGCAGGCGATCAAACGCGACTCTTTTGAAGCGTCTGGGATTATCGGGATAATTCCCTGAATCTCACTCGAAACCGTATCGATCACAGCTTGCCCGTTGGCTTTTTTCTCGATTAGTTTCCTTGTGGCTATTGGCCATTTAGCTGTCAGAGCTCGAACCTGTGCGACTGTCTCGGTGAAGTCCCACTGACCACGGACCTGATCGATCAGATAAACCTGTGAACCAATCTTGTGATAAACGGATCCAACGACGAACGACGCCGAGTCTGACACCGATCCAAAAGACATATCCCATGACTGAAGTATCTCGCTGTTTCGTGCGATCTCTGGAGCTCGGTCGTACCGTTTAAGCCATTTCGCTTTGATGACCTGACCGTCTGACGGTGCTGGTGTTTGTTGATAAAGAGCACTGAATTGACTCGCACCCATGGTGTGCTTGGTAATCTTTAAAAACTTTTCATCGTATTTTTCAGGCCAGAGCGCATCGCCAACTTGTCTAGGGTCGCCTTCGGTTTCCTTTTCTAGAATGGCTGGAAAATTAACGACCTCCCATTGATCAGAAAACTCACCGCCTTTTCTTTGATGATCGAGAAGCGTTCCTGAAAGATCGTCCTCATGCCACCTGGTTTGAATGATCATGATGCCCGCGTCTTTTTCCTGACGAGTGTAAAAAGTTGACGTGTACCATTCCCAAACTTTTCGACGAATGGTTGGGGACATTGCCTCCTCATAGTTTTTAAATGGGTCATCGATTATTAGAAAATCTCCACCCGTCCCTGTGATCGCGCCGCCAACGCCTGCGCATCGATACATGCCTCCGTGCTTTACAATCTCGAACACATCGTTGTTTCGAATCCATGCATGAGTCGAATCAGAGCGCACGTTTCCACGGTTCAGTGTCGTCTCTTGGAATATTTTTGCGTATCGATGCTCATCTATCACACGTTGCACGTCTCGATTGAAACTCTGTGCGAGCTCTGCCGCGTAGGTTGCGCAAATGATTCTCGCTCTAGGATTGCGGCCGAATATCCAAGCTGGGAGTCTTCGAGAAGCGACCTCAGATTTTCCGTGCCGTGGAGGCATGAATATCATGAGGCGTTTTATTTTCCCTTCGGCGAAGTCCTGCAATTTTTGAATCAGATGATCATGGTGCCAGTTGAATTGATATTCAGGCTTTGTGTACTGAATGAAGTTTTTGAATTTCCTTCGAGCGAGTTCTTTTTTGATCTCGTCATGGTCATACGTCACTCGCATTTTTAAACTTCTTTTTTTGTTTTGATAAAATATTATCCAATTGCTCGAGTTCAGTCGTATCCAATTGATTCAGATCGAGTGAATGCTTCAATGAAATATCGCCTTCATTTGGGCCTGATAATTCAATTCCTTGTTTAATATTTTGATCGAGATAAATTTTACCTAGTGTTTCCTGCGCTGGCCAATGACCACGTTGAGCGGATTGAAATTGCAATCGTCTGAGTGTGATTTTTCCGTGCGCTCTGTACTTATTTTTAACATCACGTAACGATGCGCCATATTCTCTTTTAACGAATCGAGAGATAGTTTCAGCATCGCAACCGAAAAAATGAGCAATTTCTTCCTCTGTACAAAATATTGAACAGAGTTTTTCGAACTGATCTTTATCAATCGGATGACGTGGGCGTGCCATGATTTTGTGGATTACTCTTCAGACTTATCTTTTGGGTCCCGATAGGCTCCAACGTCGATCCCGTATTCACGAAGTCTGAAAAATTTCATAACCATGGTCGTACGATTGATGCCCAGCATCGCAGAGGCTTGGGTGTTGTTTCCTTTTGCTTTGATGATGGCTTCTAGAATCAGATTGTCTTCGAGCTCATCCATATAGTCACGCAGTGTGCCACCGTGCTTTTTCAA